CATATTCATCCCATTTGTCGTTTAGGTCGTCTAGGCCATCACCCGTTTCTTTGAAAGCGTCTAGCCAAGTGCTGACAAAATCTTCGGCAATATCTTCGTAGTTGCTTTCACCAAAACCGCCTAAATCGGTAATTCTAGTTTCTTTCAACTCGGCTAAATCATCTTCCAAATCTTCGATAGCTTGTTGATATTCTCTAACCTTATCGTCATCGGTTTTCTTTTTTGATTGCTCTAAGGCTATCATTTTCTTGTAATCGGCAATTTGTTCTTCGATATTGTCAATTGACTTTGTGTAGCCTATTTCGTAATCATCAAAAGCAAAAGCCTTTTGCATAGCTTCGCCAAGTTTGTCATATGCCCTCGCCAAATCTTCAACCTTTTGTTGAAGTTTTGTGATTGCTTTCTCTTTCTTCTTGTCCGATGCGTTGAATAGTGCAGTAAATACGCTTACGACAGCTTCCAATGCTATTGCAATCCAACCAATAACACCCAAAGCAGAGTTAAATGCCACTCCCATTTTTTTTGCTTGTAGCTCTAATGCTTTTAATTGCAAGTCAAGTGCAATGGCTTGAAATATAGCATTTACAAAGGTCTTGATTAATTGCGAAGTAGACTCATCAATTCCCACACCGAAAGCATCCATACCTTCAATTAGCGAGTTAGTGATGCTTTCTGCGTATTGTTGCAGTTGTGTCATTTGATTTTGAGCCGCTTGTGTTTCTCTAAGTGCTTTTTCGTAAATGTCTATATTATCTTGCGAAGCATTTGCGTTTTCTTGCGCTTGTTTCTTGCGTTCTTTTGCAGATGCAAGGAAAGATTCTAAGATGGGTAATTCTTGTTTGAGTAAATCACGCTGTTCTTTTGTGAGGTCGGTTTCGTCAATCTCTTTCTTGTTGATTTTTTCTTTTAAGCCGATAATTGTTTCATATTTGGTTATGTCATCATCGGCAGCCTTAATTTCATTGTTTTGTTGAATTAAGTTTAATTGCTCTGACTCTAAAGTCTTGCCCTCTTTTCTAAGTCGGTTGACTTCTTTGAGTGACTTTGATAGTTCGGAGAACGGGGATATTGTAGCTTTGGTGTCTTTGAGCTTTTCGATATATTTAGTTACTTCACGTACTGCCTTGTAATCAACGTCATTTGTTGCTTGCATTTTTTCCCGAAGTTCAGTCAATTGAGTAATTAATTTGTCAATTGCTCTGCCCGAAAGCTGCTCAACGTCTTGATACATTTGTGTAAATATATCGCTACCCTTGAATTGCTCCCAATCCATTTTATTTAACTTCTGATTCATCTCGTTTACCATGTTGTCGGTAATGCGATTTAGCTGATTACCAAACATTTCATACTTAGCGGATAAATCTTTGTATTGGTCGCTATTAGGGTCTAATCCGTCTTGTTGGGTGAGTATTTTGGATTGCTCGTCTTGAATATCCTTACGTATCTTTGCAAGATTTGTATAGGTGTCAATTTGAAGTTTTGCCGCCTCACCGTATGCGTAGGTTAGATACTTCGCATAGTTGGTAATTCTGTCTTTAACTTCCTTGCGTTCGATGTCGGTAAGTTTCTTTTCGTACCCCTCTAATTCTTGCAAACGTTTTTTACCAAGTTCGCCTGATTGTCGGGCATATTCTTTCTCTTGTGCGATGCGTTCCCTAATTTGCTCTTTTGTTACGCTTTCGCCACCAAACAAATCTACAAAACCTTCATCAAGCCCAATTTTGTCAACTTCAACGGTTAGGTCGTAGTTTTTGAACATTCCGTCAAACTCATCTTTGAGTTTTTGTAGTTGCTCGTCTTGAACTTCGATTTCAATTTCAGCTTTAATCTTACCAAGTTCTTCTTCCATTTTTTGGCGGGCTTCTTTGCTCATCTTTGGTGCGCTGTCAAGAATAGCTTGATACACCTTGATAAGGCTTTCTTTGTCAAGCCCTATCCACTTTTGTGTATCTGCAAGTTCTGTGCCTGCAAAGGCTTGTGAAACGGACTTTTTGTAAGATTCAAGAACTTTAGATTTTGCTGTTTCTTTGTCGTAGTAGTTTAAAAGTTTTTGGTATTCGCTATTCATCTTTTGAATTAGCGAGAGTCGGGTTTCCCAAATATCTCTGCCTTTTTTTCCCTTCTTGCCTTTTTCTTCTTTATGTAAGCCAAAATCATCAAGCATTTTTTGTTCAGTCTTGATTTCTTCTTCTAGTTGCTTGCGCCTTTGCTTATTCCCGTCAGCTTCGATTTCTACCGATGCAGTAGTGAGTTGTTTTAACTTCTTCTTCTTATCATCCAATTGAGTTTGCACCCTGCCCATGTATTGGTCTGCATCGTCATTGGCTAGCAATTCCTTTAACCCTAACTTATCTGTTAGGTTATTCTTTTTAATGTAATCATTAATTGCTTGTTGATATGGAGTTAACTTGTCGGGGATATCTTTTTTGTCAAAGCTAAAAGTAATGCCGAGTGGGATTTCAATTGTCTTACGCAACATCTGCTTTTGTATATCATCGAGCGTCAAGTTAAGCTGTTCAATTGCAACTTGCCCCATTTCCTCAACTTTTTTTCTAGTTTCTTCGGGCAGTTTTTTCCACATCTCAACAGATGTCACACCGCCCAAATTCAACATATATTGTTGCAGCTTGTCTGCATTATATTTAGCTCTATCAGAGGCAGTTTCAAAATCACGCACGGCAACATTCGCTTTGGTATAAGCACTTGTTAAATTCGTAAATGCGTCATTTGCAAATATATTTAACGCTTTCCCGAGCGTTTCGTAGGGATGTTGAGATGTGTACCACTCTACTATTTCTCTTGCTTGTTGTTCAACGGAAAGATTCGATTTGCGCAACTCTAGTATTTTTTGATATGTTTCGAGAGTGCTTTTGGTGAGCTGCCCTTTCGCCTTTTCGGTTTCGTATTCAGCTTGCGTTTGGGCTACAAACGCTTCATAACTTGCGGTAAGTTTTACCGTTTGTGCCTCTGCTTCGTCATTTGCAGTAGACATTTCATCAAAGTTGGTTTTAATATCATCACGAAACCAACCTGCATCACCTTTTAACATAGTGAGCAATATTGCCGCACCCCTAGCAGAATCGTTAAATTCGTCAATCGCTTTAGTCGCATCTACAATACCGTCTTTTGTTTGGGTGATTTTAGCATACACATCGGGGAATTTATTACGCAATTCCTCTAATGTGCGATTTTGTTCTTTAATCGCTTCTGAATTGTCATTGGTTGCCTGTGTATGTTCTTCCGTACCTACTTTGGTGTTTTTAATATTCTCGCTAGTTGATTTGATTTGCTCGTTGTTAGAGGATATTTTCTTTGATAATTCCTCTAATTGATTGCCTGACTTATATTGCTTCAAAATTGCCTTGTCATAAGTTGCTTGCATTTTGAGCATATTGTCATTGAGGTCATATAACGATTTGCCTAAAACAACAACTCCCGCAACGGCTAAAATCCAAGGATTATTTGATAATGTAGCTGCCACTGAAGTCATAACTGTCTTGAATTTAGCGAGCGCTCCAATCATGCCACTTGCGGATGCGGTAAAAGTTCCGTTAGCAACAGCCGCTTGTATCATCTTAACTGCATACAAGCTAGCTGCGACCGCCACGCCTGAAAGTATATTGGCAAATGCTCGCCAATTAGACATTACCGAGCGGATAGTAGAAAGAAAACCTTTAATAACACCTTCATTTGACTGACCTATATCATTCAACATCAAGTCCATTTGGTCTTTGATACGTTGCATTTGGCCCCAAAGTGAATCTGCTTGTTTCTTTTGCATATCATAGAACATACCACTGGAAGATGTAATACGTTGTAATACTGCCTCAACATCTTGAAATGACACCATTCTATCGTGTACACGTTTTTGCACTTGTGCCACAGATACCATTTGCCCCTCTAACTCTGAATAGTATTTAGAAAGTTCACCATAGATATTTAAACCCATATTGGTAAACATACGGGTATGAATACCTTGCAAGTAGTTTTGCGCTTTGATGTGTCCGTAAACCAAGTTGATACGGTCAATTTCAACGCCCAACCCTGCGGAAATATCAGCCAACATTTTAACGGTTGGTTGCAGCTTATCAGCCTCAACTCCAAAAGCCGCCAATTGCTTTGTTGAGCGTTCCAATTGCATGATTGAGAAAGGTGATTTAAGTGCCATTTGTTGTACTTGCGTAAATACCTCATTTGCTTTCTCTGCGTCTTTGAGGATTGCGCCCAATGCAACACGTTGTAACTCAAATTGCGCACGTACATCAATCATCTTTTGCACAAAACCGCTTATTGCCGCCACAGAGAATACAGCCGCAAATCGTCTTTGTAATTGCCCGGCTACATCTCCCGCTTGTGAAGTTTGTTCTTTAAGTTCGCCCATTTTCCTGCGCACATCGTCAATTTGTCCTTTGACTTTTTGTAACTTCTGATTTAGTGAGTTGAATTGGGTAGAGTCGCTGTCGAGTGTTTTCATTACCGCTTTAAGCTGTTCGTATGCGATTTTAAGGCTATTGAGCGACTTAGTTTGTTGTGAGATGTTGTAAGCGTCTGTCGCGCTTGCTATTGTTGGTATTTTTCCCGCAACTTCGGCTTTGTATTGAGTAATTTGTGAATTTAATCTTTGTATAGATTCACGCAATTGGTCTGCTTTATCTTTGTTTGCACCCTGTGTATCTGCAAGTCTAGCTAATGCGTTTTCAAGTTGCTTTAATACCCTGACCTCATTGTCGTATGTGTCTGCATAGTTACCCGAACTGCGTGTGCCGAGTTTTGCGTACGCTCTCATTGCGCCCTCATAGCTATTTATATAGCGTTGATATTCTTGTATTCTTGCATCACTTTCTTCTTTTGCTTTCTGTTTTGCAAGTGCTAACTCTTTTTGCTTTGTTTGTGTCAACAAATCTAATCGCTCTTGTTGCTCTCTAATATTGGCTTGTCTGCGCAGTTCGGCAATTTCATCTATGCCCTTGCGTTCAAGTTCATTCATTCGAGTTAGATTTTGCTGATATTGGCTTGCAACGTCAAAGTATTGTTGTCCGCCACTTCCAAAAGTAGCACTTGCGCCAAGTTTATCAAATCTTTGCATTGCCGCATTGAGTTTCTCGTTCTCTGCCGCAAGTTCTCGGTATTCCTTAATTAGCTTTTGGTTGTTTGACTTTGATTGCGCTTCATTGATTTTTTGTTGGGCGTTAGCAAGGTCGTAGGCGGATTTTTCAGCCATTTTTTGCCAATCGTTCAGATATTCCAATTTAGCGTTTTCGCCTATCTTTGGGTATGATTTCGCAAGGTTGTCAATCTTGTTTTGCACTTCTCTAGCGGAACTTTGAAGATAGTCCATATATTGTTGTTGTTCTACCGATGCACTCTTAGCTGAGAGTTTTACGGTATTTTGGACTTTCTCAAATTCTGTTTCGTATCGGAGTTTTTCAGCGTATAGTGAGGTTATCTTTCTTTGAGCCGAGAGTTCTTCGGAAGTTGGTTGTATTGTTGACTTATTGCTTGCACTCGCTATTTCATTAGCTTTTACAAGTTCTTTGTTTAGCTTTTCTTGATAGTCAATAGTTTGCTTTTGCCATGCAATATACGCTTGTGCATTCCGTGTGTCAAACGCTTGCTGTGCCTTTTCGCTAAAGGTTGAATATTGGCTTTGCAATTGTAGTAATTGCTTATCAATTGCAGAGAGTCTGTCACGGTAAGATTGCAGAATGTCTAATTGGTCTTTAGATAACGCTTCTTTATTTCCGAGTGCGACATTCTTTTGAGAGATAATATCAAGGTTGGAGATTTGTCTTTGCAGAGTTATACGCTCATTTAAAAGCCTGTTTTGCTCCGACAATGCGTTAGTTTCGCTTTGTTTAAAGGTGCTTTCAAGTTCTTTTTGTTTTGCTTGATGCACCTTTTCTCTAAGCTCAATTTCCTTGTTAGCTTCGTCAGCGGCTTTGTTGTACATCTTTTGTTGAGCGTCAAGGAAGTTTTGTGTTTCTTTGTCGAGTAACGCTTGTGCTTTAGTGGCCCTATCGGTGCGTATTTGCGCACGTTCAGCTTCACTTTGTTTGCTTACTCTTAAAACTTCCTCGATAGCACGTATTTGATTTGTTAGCTGTTGGTCGTAGGCTTTAGTATTGTCATCCTCATTACGTAACTTTTTAAGTCGAGTGATGAGAGCTTCCAATTCTACTAATCTCAACTTCAAAGTTTCGGCCCCGGCTGCGCTAACATCAAACTTAAATAAGTCCGTGCCAACACCACCGTAGTTTGTCATGCGTGTAACAGATTGCGCAAGCTCGGAAATGTTTACGCTTGCACTTTCGGCACTCGTTCCTACTTTGGTAAAATCTTCGGCTACTTTAGTTGTAGATGGTGCTAAATTTCCAAGTGAACTAGAGCTGATTTTGTCAAGAAACATTGATACCTTTTCAAGGCTATAAGCCAATGAATTAACATTGCCGTTTAAATCGCCCGAAAAGGCGGTTTTCAACGTTTGTCCTGCCGAAACTCCGTTTTTCTTTATGTTTTCAAGTGCTTTGTCGATTTTCTCTAGGTCATCAACAAGCCCATCAGGGATAATTAAACTTTCACCTAATATGTTATCTCCCATAATTAATCTTTCTTCTTTTTAGGTTTAAAAATTGGAACACCAAAGTCATTTACTAAGTCTAAAGGATTGCGCACAACAACTGTCTTTGATTCAATCTTACGTTTTTGAGCTTGCTTTTCGGACAAGTAAACAACGTGAGTGTAATCGTATGATGCTATTTTGATTTGCGGAACAGTCCACTCCCACATGAATTGTTCTTTTGTAACAAACGGATTTGAGCGTAGGAAGTCTATCATTTCGCCCCATTCGGTTTTGGCGTAGATTGTTTGACTCCTGTAATCTTCTTCGTCATCGTCATCTCTCGGAACGTCTGAACCGATTCCGTAAGCAAAAAAAAACGGTCAAATTCAAGCATCCCTAAAATTGTGACAAGTACTTTTATCCAATCTTTACTGTCCGTTTCCCAAAAAATTTCTTCGTACAATTCATTGTAGCGTTCACCGAAAATATCGTTTTTGTTGTTGAGTATTGCCAATGTAATACATCTTGCAACAGAGGGTTTATTTACAGCGTATTGTTTAATTAGGTCTGTAAATGTCTGTTCCGCTTTAGCTATCTTACAACTTTCTTCTGCAATGAGCCATTGAGTGCCGGGTTTGAGTGCTGTAATTTGATACACTTTATCCCCTAGTTGAATTGATTTAGGGGTATTGTTCATCATTTCGGCAAACTTCAATTGCACTTCCAACTCATCGTAATTTTTTACATCTTTCTTACTTTCCATATTCTCTTTATGAATAAAGGCGGCAGTCATTTAAATACCACCGCCTTATTATTTCAGTTTAATACATCGTGCCTACTTACTAGCCGATAGAGTGATTTTAGTTGTATCAATCTTGTCGGGATAGATGAAGTACGGAGTCTCAGGACAGGCTTCCCCGTCATAGTAAATTACTTGCGAATAAGCTGTTCCGCTTACCTTGCCACGAATCATATCGGTTTTGAGTGACTCTGCGTTCACTGAACCGCTTAGTTTGAGTTTAGGTAAGATTGCAGTAGCTTCGTCAAATTCAACGAATACAAGCCCCCATACGCTCTTATATGACTTAGGGGCAGCAATAACTTCCTTATCTCCAACTGTGGTTTTAGTCCAACCGATAATTTGACTAAAGTTGTATGAAATATCACCTGACTCTGCTGCAAAGGTAGTGCTACCAAGTTCGATAATTTCCTTGATAGGCTCTGACTTTGTTTCAGCATCAATGGTAGTGACATCTGCATCTTCGGTAGTGATAGCGGTGGTATCACCGATTATATCGTCAAAGGTAATAGCTTCACCTGAAAATGCAGTACAGTTTTCATCGGTGTAAAGCATTGCACCAATACGTTTTGCGCCTGCGAGCTTTAGTACGCTAGAAACTTCTCCCATATCTTTAAGTATTAAATGGTTAAATTATTGTTATGTTTATTGTAAAAATTGTATAATGTAAGTCGTGTGTGCTATCGTAGCCCTGTTGTCTGCGATTAAGCATATTTAATTTGTAATGAGTGTGAGTCGCTGACAAAATACTATCACAAACTTTATTTTCGAGTTCTGCCATTAACGCAACGTTTTTTTCACCTTTGCCAATTGGTCGAGTGTACACGTCAATAAAAACGTACCCACTACCTTTTGCGTTATCAAAATCTATTTCACCAACACTAATTACAACCATATCATCCCAATTCTTCTCTAGTGTATTTGGTAATTCACTGGCGAATACATTGTCAGATACATTGCCGTTTAGTAATGTGTAAAAGTAGTTTTCAATAAGTGAAATATTTAATTGTTTAATGTCCATATCTTTAAGATAAGTCTTTAATAACTGCGTTTTTAAAGTTCTTTGAGTAAGCCTCTAAATCACGATAAACTTGTGAAATTACGTGATATGATTTTGGAGTTACTTCCGTACCAAAGATTTTAGATAAACCTATTGCGTATGAACCATCCTCCAAAAATCGGGCATAGTATGCAGCGTTCACGATAATTAGTTCAAATGACTTGTCGTTAGCCGGGTAAGTATTTAGATATTTCTCAACTTCTTCACGGCCATTAATGTCTACCACATTTTGTAATGTTTTGTGTCTGTCGGTAGCCATTGGGCTTGCGCTGTAATATCCTTTTGTCATGAGGCGACCTCTGTAATATACTCCATATCCGTATGCGTCAATAAGATTCTTTGAATAGTACTCCAACCTTACATTTGAACGCTCCACAGCCTTACGTATAAGTTCATCCCCTTTCGTATTTAGTTGACTTATAACCTGCTGCACCGCTTTCTCTTTAAAGTTTCCCATTCTATTCGTCAGTATCTTTTATTTGAACTACACAGCCACCGAGTAATGAGGGGCCGACACCAATTACCTTACCATTTACTTCATATCCGTAAATCTTTCCCTCGAAGTAGACACTACGAATAACCGATACATCCTTAAACCTATCAATCCAATCCGTAGCATCTACATTTTCTTCAAGGGGAAAGTAGATATTGTAAGTATTAGCCAAAAAGCCTGAATTGCCCAGTTGAGATGCTTGTTGAATGTCGCATTTAGTTTTGAGAATACTAACCTTTGTGGGCTTTCTATTAATTAAATCGCCCGTAGATGTATTCTTAATCTCGAAAAACTCACCGTCAAAGTTGTAATTTGGCATGAGTCTATCGTCTAATTGTGACATATCTATATACTCAACCATTGCGCTCCACCTTCTAGTTCTTCAATTGAATCTAATTTCTCATCATTGTACTTACGATACAATCCAATCATCATATCATAGATATTTCTTTTATCCGTAATCACTTGTGAGCCAATACTTTGCGAGAAATTATTGTGTGATTGTGATATGGATGCACTTTGCGAGGGCAATAGATACACCGCTAAAAGAATATCTGCAAGCAAAAGGTCACGGTCTTTTGACGTAAGTTCACCAAAGTTGTCAATGTCAATCACGCCCCTTTCGATTGCTATGCGTTCTAAAACCGAAGTTTTAAGATTGTACCCGGTTAGGGTTTGCATATATGATATGATATTAAATTGAGCCATAGCACTTATGATTAATCGTTATCTCCAGTTGTTATATCAACGATAACATGATACAAGAAGTCATCAAGAACGGGAACTGCTTGCATCATCACACGGGTTTGCCATTCTTTCAAATCGCCATTGTTCTTTGTGAGGTTTTCAACAGTCACAAGTCCATTAGCAGTAGTTGCAAATGCACGAGATATTACGCTAGAGCCATAGTTAGAGTACATTTGTTGGTCGAGGTTTGAAGTGTGGAGTACAACGCCCGCATATCCCACAGGTTTCAAAACGGCAACGCCTGATTTCCAACCGCTAATTACCGAGCCAGCATCATATTGTTTTTCAGATACGACACGAATTGGTGACAATCCCTCATATTGAGAAACAACATACTTGTTAAAGTTAGTTTCGGTAATAACTGCCGGGGAAACATTGCTAAGAGTATCAGTGGTGAGGATTTGCCCGTTATCCAATGCCCAACCAATCTTGATAGCTTCAATTACTTGGTCGTTTTTGAGGACTAAGTTCTTGAATGTATCGTATTGGATAAGCCACTCTGTTGCGATATCATTCGCCCAAACATCCTCTTTCATGTGGCGTTCAATCTCTACCATTTGGTCAAGTAGCTTGCAAGTGGTATCAGTCCACGCTTTAGCACCCGCCTTTACAAAGTTTTGGGATGGGATAGCGGCTTTGTAAAGTGGGCCACCAATACCCTCACCGAAGTTAACTACTACATTGCCCTTAGACAGTGCTTGTGCTGCCATGTTAGAGAGTGTGTAGTCTGCTGCGGTAATACCCTTTTCGACTACATTAGTAGCCCAATCTGCGATTATTGCATTTTCAGAGCCGAGTTGTTCCATGAGTTGTTCTTTGTAAGAACGCTCCATAGCTTTTTCAACATACCCGTCAGCAATAAAATCTGAAATGCTACCCGTGTATTTAGCAAAGTTCTTTTCTCCTCGTTGTACGGTATCACCTAGTGGCGCACGTTGGTGCATGATGTTTGCCTTAGAGGGAGTCTTAGCTGTAACCGTAAAAGCTGCAAGACCAGTGCGGTCAGTGGGAGTTACATAAGGGTCAACCGAAAAGTACGACTGCCAAAAAGCGGGATTTGAACGTACCATATTAGGGTCGTTGATGATGTAACTGATAAGTTGTCGAGCTTCGTCACTTTCCCACAATTTCTTGTATAGATTGTTGCTTATATCAAATTTTGCCATAATCTTGTCGAATTTTTAAGTTATTAGAAATTGCCCCATGCGCCTACTTTAAACCAACCGTTTACTTTAGAAGTATTGGTAGCTTTTACGCAATCGGGTAAAGGTGACATCTTGTGTGTGTACATTAATCCACCCAAAGCGAAGTTGACGTGATAACGTGCGTTTTCAAAATCATCTTCGTCAGTGGGGTCGGCTGCGGGGTTGTAGAAGAAGTCATAGTCGCAAGGTGCAACCATGTTGATTTCCTTTACAAGCATATTACCGTCAGAATCGGCATCAACTAAAATATCGCCCGCAACGGGTGCTTTAGTAGGTGCTTTAGCTAAAGTAACAGCCCAAACATTGCCTTTGTCGGCAACTGTGGATTTAGCCACGTTGGTGACGGTGAGAGCTTCGCCCTTACCGCCAAGTTCACTAGGAGCGATAGTAAGAATATCGCCAACAAAAGGAACGTGAGAATAACCGTCACGTACTACATTTATGGTTGTACCACTTGCACTAACAACCTCAAATACTTTCAAAATATAGATTTCGGGTTTTACGCCATTATCGTCGGTTTTGAAGTATGCAAGGTCGCCCGCATATAATTTAGCTGCTCCCTTAAATGGGTTCATGATTTTGCCGCCAAAAGTAGGAAAAACATACTCATTGGCATTACCACCCAATTTAACGAATACATCACGAGAGCCACCAAGTTCTTGAGATGCGGAAACGAGCGCACGACCATAGAATTGACCTTGATTAAAATCTCTAGTTACTGCCATAATTTAATTGTTATTTGTTTAATATTGCTTCTCTAGCTTGTTGTTGTTGCTTCATGTATTCACTAACAGACTTTAATGGGTTGTCATCGTTATTGCCACCGCCACTGCCAAGTGGTGTTGCAGGATTTGGGCGAGCTTGTTGTTGGTTGTACAACTTCAAGTAATCGTCTGCTTCTGCGTTGATGTCTGTCTTTTCAGATACCGAAACTTTTGCAAGCAAACTATCAATCCACTTTTCATTCTTAATGCCTTTCTCTTTCAATGCTGACTTTAACGCACTACGTTTATCAGAAATAGTTCTAGCTAATTTAGCTTCACTGTTTTCTTTTTCGAGTGCATCTAATCTAGCTAGAAGTTTCTCCATAGCGTCACTATTGCCGTCGGGAGTAGGAGTGGGTTTAGGAGTAGGGGTAGGATTTGGATTTTGCAAACCTTGCAATCTTTTTTCGTAATCTGAAACGACATTGCTAACGTTATTATTGGTTGTTTCAAAGACCTTTTGAACTTTCTCAATAAACGTAGTCAACTCCATTTCATCATTTGCAACAAGTGGCATTAGGTTGTCTAAATGCTCATTGATGCTTCTCTCTGACATTCGCAAGTTCTTCTTGCCGTTATCAGTAAGTAGCGATTTGAGGCTTTCAAATGCTTGTTCTTTTGTGAATTTCATTATACAAAACAATTTTTAATTTCGTACAAATGAAAAGCAAATTTTAACGCTTATAAATATAGCGTTCTAATAAACTATTCTATTATAGAATAAATCGTATTTAGAGCCAAAAATAGAGCCAAAAATAGCTTGCTATTTTTGTGGTATGAGCGAAAGCAAAGATATAAAGATTTATAGACCGCATGAGGGCTTTCAAGAAAAAATGGTATGCTCAAATGTGGATTTCCTTGTATGTGGTTCTGCAATGGGTGTAGGCAAAACAGCCGGGGCCTTACTTATGGCCGCACAGCACGTTTCAGACCCTAACTTTCGTATGGTGTTTTTGCGCAGAAACATTGGCGACTTAAAAACAGGTGGTGGCGGTGTCGATGAAGCTATGAAGTTCTTCGGCAATATTGCAACGGTTAAAGTTTCAGATAGTCCTAGAGTATCATTCCCTAGTGGTGCTTTTATAGACTTTACGCACATGAGCGACCAAACGCCCGACAAAGTTCTTGAACGTGTAAAGGGTTGGCAATATTCTTGCATCTATGTCGATGAAGCTACGGGTTTTGAATGGTCTACAATTCAAATGCTAATGTCACGTAACCGTTCTAACGCTCAATGGACTGGTAAGTTTCGTTGCACTTGTAATCCAAAGCGTAATCACTGGTTGCGTAAGTGGGTAGATTGGTATATCGGCCCTGACGGATTTCCAATACCTGAACGTGACGGAATTGTCAGATATTTCTATGCTACGGGCAAAGGTATAGATGATGTTATTTTTGGTGATAGCCCATATGAGGTTTATGTAAAATGCAAGCCTAAAATTGACGCTATTCTCCGCAAGATGGATGACCCTAATGTGACGTATGAAAGTTTGATTAAAAGCACAACTTTCTATGCGGGCAAATTATCAGAGAATACCGACCTATTAAAGAATAATCCCACATATATAGGCTCAATTGCCGCAATGGGTGAGAAGCAATCACTAGCCAATTTGCAAGGCAATTGGAATGTGTCGGAAGATGAGGAAGATACCCCTATATCTTTGTCTAAAGCGAGAAGTTTAGCCGATAATGACCCTCAAAGGAATGGCGATAAGTGGATTACCGTTGACTTAGCAGATACGGGCGTGGATAATACAATGATATGGGTATGGGATGGTTTGCACATAATTGACTATATGATTATTCCAAAGTCAACGCCTAAAATCAACTGCGAGTGGATTTTAAACATGGCAGAAAAACATGGCGTTGCAAATTCACATATCATCTACGATGCGGTAAGAGCGACCTATGTTCAGGACTGGATATCTGATGCAGTTCCGTTCTTTTCCTACGGCTCAACTAGGGGCAAATATCGCAGACAAGCGGAGAGGTTAAAAGATGAATGTTTCTTGCGTTTGGTTGCGCTTATCAATGAGGGTTTGATTTCAATGGATGAAACCGTTGCAGACAAAACATACGTACACCAAAATTTAGCACCTATAACAATACTCACAGAATTTGTTGAGGAATGTTCGGTTGTTCGGTTCAATGAAACCCCTAGCGGTAAAAAGAAACTGTTTAGTAAAAAGGATATGAACAACAAATTGGGTAAAAAACGTTCAATGGATGTATTAGACCCTTGCGCTATGCGTATGATGCCTATACTTGAATTTGAGATAGGTACGGAATTAGAGGAATCTGTCAAAGAAACAAACGGATTTTATGACGGTGCGCAACGTGGTCGCAAAACAGGATGTAATATTTATGACGAAAGGACATGGCTATGACAGATAAATTTGAATTAATATTAGAGGAAGCTAGTAAACGTGGGCATGAGGTAAAGGCTCGTGACATTGCTTACGCTTTAATCAGAGAGTGGGGCGGTAACAGCAAGGTCGCTTATGCCGTTGCGTGGGGCAACCCAAATTTTGCAGATAAGGATGTAGCACGATACGAAAAACAACAACACATAAAATGGTTGCGTCATTACATAAAAGACGATTTGAATGTAGAAAAAAATACGTCTACCGAAAAAGAACAATTACCAATTGGCAAAAAGAAAAAAGCTAAAGACGGAGCTGATATTACCTTTGAGCAGAATAAGGCTGAAATGATAAAACTTCTTGATGAAAACGAAAAAGCGCATCAAGAGGGCAAGATTGCAGTCAAAGATTACCTCAAAATATCATCAGATATTCGATGCCGATTAAATGATAAGTTCGGGGCCGCAGAAAAGACTTCCGAACAATATATAATCGTGCAACCTAAATACAATAAGATTTGTCCGCATACAGGTCATGAATGTTATGAAATGACTAAAGAGTATGCAAAGGAATTTTTTAACCTTGTAGAAAAAGAAGAAATAGAAGATGAACGAGAAAACGAGAGCGATAATCAATGAGTTGTTATCCGACCCTGACAAGCTATTAATTACAGAGCCTTTTTACAGAGGTGCTGCGCCTGACTCTACCGGGAGCGGTGATGGCGATATATTAAAGTTCAATCAAAAAGTCAGAGCGACACTACCAAAGCTAAAACGTTTTAGAGTGAGCGTTGAAACATTCCAAAAAGAGCGTGACCCTAACAGTCACAATGTACTTTACGATAGAAGTGTTCCTGTTTTTGTCATAAAACGTGAGCAAGGTGGGTATGAGGCTTTTGTTGAGCAACGTATGCCTATTCCGTTTCAAAAGCTAATTAGTGAAAAACAAATGTTGCACCTTTGCGCCAATGCAATGCAACATACCTTGTTGAATAGTAATCCTACTGAACAACAACATTCTTTCTTTGTGCGTATCAAACAAGAGTGGGAAGATAGAAACATGGAAGGTATTAAGGCAAAAATGGTGCTTAAAAGACTTCAACTCGGTACGGTGGGCGTATTATTCTACTATGACTCAAATGACAAAGTAAAAGCTAGAATACTATCGTATGACGATGGGTATGTAATTTGCTCACACAAAGACCAAAATGGCGAACATATACTCGAAAGCGTGTATTATCAGGATAAAGACGGAGTTGAGCATATAGACTGCTATGACGATACCTATATGTACAGCTTTACCAACGATTTAGAAACTGTCGGTAATAATGGGCAAATAACAACGTCATGGCGTAAAACGCAAACAATCGAGCATGGATTTAACGAAATTCCGCTAGCTGTAAAACGTGCCGATGTTGCATGGAATGAAGTGCAGCCTGTCATTGAAGCATATGAGCGTTTGTATAACATCTATCTAGTTGTACAATCAAGGTTCGGTACGGGTTTGCTTTACATAAAGGGTAGGTTTAATGAAAACGGCAAAAAAATTGCAGGTTCAATCGTTCTCAACGATACCTCAATGGATGAGAACGCAGACGCTAAATTCTTAACACCACCCTCACCGCAAAACATGATTGATACGCTAGATTTCATGGAACAAACAATTCAAAAGGGTAGCGGTACAACATTCTTATTACCTAAGGATATTAAAATATCGGGCGACACTTCCGGGGTTGCAATACAGCTCACGCAAGAACTCGACATGGAAACTGCGAAGAAAGGCATCATAGATTGGCAGAATATGGCAAATAAGATGATGCGTTTATTTAAATATGGCTTATCTGTTGAACTTCTTAAAAGCGGAGATAAGGAATTTGCCACAGCGATTACAGACTTTGAGAAAGTGAAAATCAATAGCAAGTTTGTTGTTTGGCGGCCCCAAAGTGACGCAGAGTATAATCAAATGTTGGCAACACTTAAAAATGCGGGTGGTATTTCTCAACGCACTCTTATCGAAAAGAATACCGAAAGCACTCCCGATGAAGTACAACGATTAGTGGAGCAAGCTAAAGCAGACGCAATTAAAGAAGCTCAAAAATTAGAGTTACAGGCTCAATATTCAACCACCCCAAGCAATAATGAATAATGGTAAGGGAAGTTTTAAAAATCTACAATTCAGACGGTACACAGTTCCACGACATAGAGTTGCATACCTATGAGTACGAGGCGCAGCGTATGGGTATGCCGACAATTACGGCAACTATATACTATGACAAATGCCTTGATGACGAGTGGAACGGGCTACAATATGTTACTTTGCGTGGCGAGCAATATTTCATTAGAGAAACACCCGACAGCACTAAAGATACCGAAACGCATTTATACAAACATGAAGTTACTTTTCGTAGCGGTAGAGAAGTATTATCAAATGTTTACTTCTATGATGTTGTACCCGACCATGCAAGTGAAACTATTATCAAGAAATACCGTAGCGAAAGCACAACCGTTCACTTCTATGGTACAATTTATGAACTTGCCGAAAGAATAAATTGCGCTTTGCTTTACGCTAAAGTTGGCGATAGTATTCTCAATACAAAGACCAACCTTACCACAGACGACACTCCCGTAGGTGACGGATATTGTTGTATGGTTGATACACTAGGCGAAGGAGATTTATTTGATGCAGAAGATTCATGGAACTTTGAATTTGACGATAGCTCAATTGCCGATGCGATAAATTCATGCTATGAAACTTGCGAAGTTCCGTTTGAATATCATGGCAAAAAGATAATCTTCGGGGCATCAACACAACCACTATCACACACCTTTGAATATGGCGCAGAAAATGAGCTTATCAGCGTAAAGAAGTCAAACGCCAACAACAAAGTTATCAATCGCATCACATTCAAAGGTAGCGAAGATAATATACCACATTACTATCCAAATGATAGCGAATACGGCACTATTGAGTTACATAGCACTGCCGATAATAAAGTTGTTACGCAAGATACACTGACGATAAACAAAGAAAGCCTACTCGGTAGGCGCATTGGGCTTGACAATAAAGCTATATTCTGTAAAGGACAAAACGATTATTACCATAAAAATGACTTTACCGTTAGGATATTTGCGTGGTGGACTTACGGCACTCAAAAACATTATGAAGAACTAGACGCAGACTATTGGATTTACAATATCAAGTATTCAAATGGAGTAAGGACACACTTCTACCTTTATTTCCCTAGCCTAACTCCCAATGAAGATGATGAGCCTTACACGCTTGACGTTACTTTCAAAAAAGGCAGGCTAAAGAACAATTACGGTAGCGGAATAGAGTACATGGCAGTAGCTACATTAGCTGATTGTAACTTTGTCGGCTTTAGATATGTTGGCGAAAGTAGCCCCGATACAGAAGATAGTTATACCAACGGCAAAAGCTATGATAGTTGTGTTGACTTCGCAAAAGGTACAATATCCAATATTACGCAAGAAGGAGCGTATATGTTGTGTTTTACCATAGACCCAACACTAGAATATGGTACACACCCCGAAATGATTGCTTACGATTCGGGAGCTTTTTCACTCGGTAATTCTTATACAACCACAACATATTATTACTATTGGGCGGTTGGCAACACGCACTATATGTCTGCTGAAAAGCTAGGTTTTTCAGTTGGTAAAACGCTTAACGATAGCGCAATTGGAGATTCAGTTTATGTCACTTACGATGCGAGCGAATTAATGACTTACCAAGGCTATTTAATGCCACCTAAGTATCGTGAAACGCAAGGAGCGGAAAGGTTCTACAATGCGCTAAACAATACCTACATAGACCCCGATACGGGCAAGTATTATAATTTTCCCAACCCATACGTTGACGGCTCGCCAAATGAATACATCTTTGAGGATGAGGATATAAAGCCCACAATCGAAGAAGTCACCAACGCTGACGGTAATTTACTTGGCGAAATAATTGATATTGCCTACGACGTTGACGATTCAGACGAATTGAAAGCAGACGTAACCAGTGATTCAGATAGCCTTGATAGTGAGAATTACGTTCACTCGTTCTTTTATGTCAAGCTCAATATCTTCAATGGTGATTACGGCTTCAATCTATTTGATGCGGCATCGCAGACCGACAGCATGACTTTACAAATGATTTCGGGTAACTGTAATGGCTGCAAATTCAAAGTTCAAGCCACACAATTCACTGGCGAGGATGGGTATTACTATTACAAAAACCCCGTACAAGTAAAGAGCGAAAATGGCGATATAGTTGACGGTTCTTATTCAGATAAAGTCAACGAAAACAACCTACAAGACTTCCAACAAGACACTTCAAAAAATAGCATTTGGATTTGTCTACAAAAGGATGTTGAAACATTTGGGGTTATTCTGCCTAACGCCACAAATGACTACAAACCGCAGATTGGCGATAAGTTTAATATCATCAATATTGATTTGCCAAAGCCATATATCCTAGCGGCAGAGAAACGTGGCGAAGAAGAAATGCTCCGATATATGGCAGACAATAACGAGGAAAAATTCACTTTCGATATTGAATTTTCAAGAATATTCTTTGCTGAAAATCCCGATATATTAGAGCAACTAGACGAAAACTCACAGCTCAATATACTCTACAACGGTAAGACTTATAAACGCTATGTTACTAGCTTTAAAATTTCCGTTGGTAGCGATGTCCTACCCGAAGTGTCAGTTGACTTAGACGAGGAATTGTCAGTTGGAGAAAGTTTTGTTGAGAGCGTTGCGGAGCGAGCGTCATCACTGATTGCAAACGCTTTTACTCTAGGTGGCACATTGTCTAGTGGTAGCGGTGGTATGTCTGCTGCATTGGCACGTTCAATGTTCCTATCTAAAACTGATGAGGATAGCGCAAACGGTCATATCACTTTTATAAATGGTTTGACTAGTACGAGCGAAATAAAAGCACAAGGACTTATTCGCTCAACGGGCGGTGTTCAATTCGGCAAAAGTTACGTAGGCGGTTTATTGGGCGTAGGCGGTAAAATTGATTCTAACGGCAACGCAGAACTAAGAACGCTCAAAGTTTGGGAATCGCTGGAAGTTCCCGAATTAAGATACAATTCAGTCAGTGTTAACACAGGTATTCAATGGCAAACATTTGGCGCAGGATTGATAGAAGATGTTGAAATAGACTTAAACGCAGATGGCTCACAAGCTAAAACGGGAACAATCACACTAAAACTTGAAGAAGGTCAAATTGGAGCAGTTGCATTAAATGATATTTGCATGGGTATATTTCATGAATTTATCGGCAGTAACGAAACAGAAAACTCTGACGATAAACATGGCAATTTTACCTTTGCAGGATTCAACACTGTGTATTTCATAATTACCACAATAACGGCAGACGATAACTCGCAATTCACGTACAGACTGCGTGATGGTTATAATGTTCATCCGTCATCACAAATGTACTTTGCTTGTTATGCAAACCCCGGCAATACAGACCGCCAATGGTGTAAATATTCAACCCCCGAATACGAAATTAGGCTACGTGATATGACAACGTGGACTTTTGACGAGGCGAATATTTACCAAATAGAAGGAAAGCTAGACGGATTTACATTGAGTGGCAAGGAGTTTCATGGTGTCGGTAGCGTCTTTGGCAACGCTTATATATATGGCAATATCGAGCAATTTAAGAACGCCCCACTAAAGCTAAACGTTGAAGTGGTAGGGAACAACACAACCGTCGCAGATGGCGAGCATATCACAATTAAATGCACTCTAACGCAAGGTTATAACGATGTTACTGATACGGTAGAATCGTGGAGTATAGTCCGCACAACTTCCGATTCAGAGGCAGATGATAATTGGAACGCAGACTATAAAGCACAAAAATTTGACGGAGAAATAAATATCTACCCTAGCGATATTTCCGATAATGATAGTATTACGTCAGCAATGTTTACTATTACTGCAACAACAAAAGATAATGAAATTGTAACAACGAGCATATAATTATGTCAGATACAGTACAAAACAGTATAATAATCCGTAAAGCCCCAACTGATGGGAAAGACGGTAAAGACGGAACAAATGGCAAAAACGGCACAAGCGTATTCATTGAAGAAACGCTAGTATTGTATGCCGTTACCGAAGATTCATTACAGCCCGAAGATTCAGAATTTGTCTTAGACGAAATACCCGATTACATAGAGCCGGGGCGGTATCTTTGGAGTATGACTTCCGTAAGATATTCCGATAGCACTGTCACCAAAACATATTCCGTGTCACGTATTGGCGAGGATGGAGCGCAAGGTGAACGTGGCGAGCAAGGAGAACAAGGAGAGCAAGGAGAACGTGGTGCAGACGGAGTTGATGGCAAAGACGGAGTTGATGGAACAAATGGCGAAGATTCCGAGCGAGCGTGGCTCAAACTTAGCAAGAACGTACTTAAAAAGAGCGCAGTTGAGCAGATTGTCAATATAACTGTATTCTACCAAAAAGGCACGGGCGAAATTGTCAATATTAATGACTATCTAACTTCGGGATTAGTAGAATCACCAATATACCCGTCTGTGCCGTCAGAAGCGAGCGAAGATGAAAGTGACACAGAAAGCGAAACAAAGCCATACGAAAAACGTTACTCACTCAATATCGGTTATAGCACAGGCCTTGAAGCCATTGGCGCAAATCCGAAAATCACAATCGGTAGCAATAGCGTAATTACTTGCACAGTTTTTTTGCTGGATTCAAAGACAAAACAAACGGTTGATACCGCAGTTGTACAAGTCGTTGAGGATGGCGAGGATGGTAAAGATGGTAAAGATGGTGAAAATGGAGTGGCAGGAGATTGGACTTCGTATGTATTCTTACAACAAGACGATAAACCCGACCCACCCGAAGGAGATGAGCCAATTCCTGACGGTTGGAGCGATGCACCCTATGGCGAGGGTAAATGGTGGATGTCAAAAGCCACAATATCGGGCGAAACTTCACTTGTTATTGATAGTTGGAGCGACCCTATACAGGTAACGGGCGAGGATGGTGCTGACGGTGCTTATACGGACTTCAAATATCAAAAGAATAGTTCTGCAACAGATACACCCGAATGGGCAAAAAATAGCGTAAACCCCGGCAGTGCATGGAAAGACGAGCCACCAAGTTTAAATACCAATGAGTATTTATGGATGATACAAGCCGACAAGAACGCTGACGGAACATTAAAGACTAGTTGGTCTACCCCCGTGAGGATTAGTGGCGAAAAAGGCGAAAAGGGAGATAAAGGCGACAAAGGCGATAGCGGAATACAAGGCTGTATCTACCGTGTAACCGAGTGGGGCGTAGGCTATCTTTATCGCAATGATACCGACCTAGAAGTTGCAGAATCTGACGGTGGTCTTAGATACGTTGATGTTGTTATCCGTAAAGACGCTAAAGGCGATATGATAGGAGCAT